CGGGTACCTTTCCATGAGTTCGATTCTGGTGACACCGAATGCATGAACTTTGAGTCTGGGTTTTCCAGATCCATCGAGCATATATCTTTCCCATATTCGGTCAAGCCATTTGATGACGTCCGGATTTGACTTGCCGACAAGACCTCCGATTGTGATATAAGGATAACGTGCAACATACCATTGAAGGTATTTGTCATCTTCTCCAAAGTGGAAGCAGGGAAGTGGCGGCGCTCCCAGTCTTTCCATGGTGATTTGGTTCTGCCAAGTTTGTAAATCGTTCCCGATTCCATCAAGCACAGATGCCATGCAGACGTTATCTTCGTGGCGAATGATGTCCCTGTTCTCGATGATGTAACGACAGTAATCTTCGATATTGATAGTGACGCCGAGCGTATGCGCGGAGAACGCGCCGGAGTCCAGGAATACCTTGGCATGGTCTTGGCGCATTTCATTGATGAACCTTTGTGAGGACACATAGTGGTATGATTCAAGAATATGCGGAATCGCGATCATGATTTCTTTTTCACGATCATTCAATTTTTCATGCCCTTTCTGTCCAGGCATGAAACTGTTAGTGTAAACAGCGGCGTGAAAAAGATTCAATTCAACTTATCCTTGTTGATAGGTACTCCATGCAAAACTTTATTAGCTGCTTCGCGTAGAGCCCATGCAATTGATGATCGGTCGCTCTCGCTATCACCTACATCAAAAACATGCACTTCAAGGTCTCCACTATCGTAGTGTAGAATCTCGACGCGGTAGGAAACAAAGCCGGTGTTTGTCATGGGCTATAGCGCACGGCACGCGCGTAAAACAAGCACGCGCGTGCTAGTGTAGCTGTACGTATGTGCTACGTGTTGCCGACAAGTTGCAAGAACTCAGCTCTTGCAGTGGGATCTGTTTTGATTACCCCGCGTAATGCTGACGTTACAGTATGATGGCCCTGCTGGCGCAGTCCACGTGATTCCATACACATATGCCGAGCTTTCATTATGACCCCAACACCCTTAGGCTGAAGGTTTTCGTGCAATGCATCGGCGATTTGCGCTGTCATTCGTTCTTGAACTTGCAAACGACGCGAGAACATATCCGCTAGTCTGCTGAGTTTGGACAATCCGACGATCTTACCGTTTGGAATGTAAGCAATCGAAACGGTGCCAAAAATATCTGCCAAATGATGCTCGCACTTCGAATAGACAGGAATGTCTTTGACAATCACCATCTCGTCATAACCGTTCGCACCATCTTCAAACACTTTCAAAATGTCTTTGGCGTTTAACGCGTACCCGCTAGTCCAGAACTCCCAAGCTTTGGCCACCCGTTCAGGTGTCTCTTTGATGCCTTCACGCAGTTCATTTTCATCAATTTGATATTCCACTGCGCGTAAAAGTGAGTCAATGCAAGTTTGTATCGTGTGCTTATCTTGGGAGTCCATTATTTTTACCTATTATAGATGGCGCTGTTAGCACCGTGTTCACGAACTTCGACACTTGCGATATGGCAGCGGCTAGAATAGCCATTGTCGTGAAGCCATATGTCAGCATACTCGAAGATGAGCTTTGCGAATGCTTCACACCCAGTGGCTGGCACGACAACGACTTGCATAAGACCCATCTTTTCACCTGCTTGAAAGTAAGAGAGATGTGGATCATCTTCTGCCACCAATAGTTTGTGGTCAAATGTTCGCTCAAGCTGGGCTTTGAAAGATTTCAAGCTTCCGAAGTCGACGACCCAGTTACGAACATCTAGAGATACTGCGCCGAATTCAAGGCGAATTGCTAAGGCGTAGCCATGAATGTATTTACAGTGGCTACCTGCCTTCCACTGCCTAAATGCTGCGCTGAGCCCTAGATCGTGCCCGAAAGTCTTCGTTGAGCGGAACGGCACAGTTTACACCATGCTCGCGCTGAATGCGGCCACCAGCTCAGGTGCATAGTTTTCGCTATCAGGCATAGGCATCAAACCTTCTTTGACAGCACGCAAGACGAGCGGATCAGGAACCAACGCTTCTTCGAAGCCTTTCGCACGCAACAACGTCGCATGGTCTTTGCCGATAGGCGGGTATTGGCCGTCATATGCAGTATGGCTAAATGCCAGCGAAGCATAACAACCCTCCAGTTCTTCAGCCATCTCGACAGTTTGTTTCTTTGTCAGATGCATCAAAGGAGTGAGAATCTGAATACCATCGGGATAGCCTGTTTCTTCGTTGAAGGTTCCCAGATTACACGTCTTTTCAAGTGCATCAATGAACACACGACGACAATCTGGATAACCTCCGTAATCTTCTTCACAGACTCCTGTGATGATAACATCGCAGCCTAGCGAATGCGCTCGATTTGCCGCAATTGTCAAAAAGAATTGATTTCGCATGGGGACAAATGTCTTTTCCAAGCCGCCTGGCAACGACGAGTGGTCTGCATATTGCTCAAGCGTGGAATGTGACACCAAAGGAGACGATCCAACAAGCACGTTGGGTACGTTGATGACATCGTGATAAACTTCAGCCATCTTCGCGATAGTTTTAGCTGCCTCGATCTCGCGCGCGTGGCGTTGCCCGTAGTTGATTGTCAGCGCAAACACCTCATAACCTTGCTTGAGTGCCCAATACAAGCATGTGGTGCTATCTTGACCTCCACTGAACACAAGAAGCGCACGTTTTTGCATCTGAATCATAGATCACTCCAGGTTAAGAATTTTGTGAAGTTGCAGTTGTAGAGTGTACCCGTTTTTCATGCAGGTACGGATGACAGCACGTATGTTTTTCTCATTAGAGTAAAGATCCTTTGTGTCAGTTGGTTGCACGTAAATTGCCTCAGTGGGGAAGCCAACAGGAGGTCTGGCGACTCTTGGAGAAGCAGTGTGGCCAAGAGCAAGAATAGGTAAGCCGTCCTCAGGGTCAAAACTATCCCAGTTCAATACATACTTCCATGCGATGGCAAGTGAAGCTGTAGCAGAATTCACTTTGCCTGCCTTAGGACTAACCACAATCCATGCACCCGGTTTGCCCAGGTAGCTATCTGTCGATGCAGGAAAGAAAGGAGGAGGATGCAGCGTTCCGTTCGTTTCGATTTGAACGCGATAGTCTTCGTCTAGCAAAGCATAGCAAAGCGGACTGATATTTTGCCTGAAAGGCTCGCCTCCTGTGATGACAACCAATCTTGGTCCTATGTGCAACTTGCGCACCCGAGCAACAATAGCTTCGACTGCCAAAATTTGTCTTTTGTGGTTTTCAGGTTGTTTGTTGGGAATGTCTGTGTAAATTGTATCGCACTGTGGACATTGAAGATTGCACCCTGCAAGTCGAATAAAGATTGCAGGATGACCTGTAAGTGGGCCTTCACCCTGAATCGTGTGGAAGATGCTATGAACGTGCAGTGTTGCACCGTCATCCAAATCGCTGTATTTTTCGATCGGTTGAATGTTGATGTGCATGATTACCTCAAGCTGAAAACAAAATCAGCGCCACGAGGGCGCTGATTTTGAAGGGACAACGCAGAACGGTTCTGCGAAGACCTAGTTACGCCGCCACACCAGCGGCAGCCGGGGAAGCCACAGGAAGCGCAATACGGCCGGTGATGCCGTGAAACTTGCGCCACAGAGCGTACTGGGTGCGAATGGTACTGTCGTTGATGCCTTGTGCAGTGGCTCTAGCACTCAAAGTAGCAATCGGCACCGGCTGGCCCAACGAGGCGGACAACGAGTCTGCCAACGCCCATACATTGCCGCAAGCACCACCGGCTTTCGGACGACGAACGCCGTTTTGTTCCGGCATCTTGGTCGTTTCCTTAGCAGCAGCCGCGGCTGCTTTGGCTTCAGCTTTGGACTTGGCCTCAGCTTCTTTGGTAGCTTTGGCGGCGGCCTTTTCAGCTTCCTTGGTGGCCTTCGCAGCGGCTTTTGCAGAAGCTTCGTTGGCCTTTTTCTCGGCAGATGCGGCAGCCTTGGCTGCTTTTTCAGTAGCCGCGGCGGCAGCCTTGGCTTGAACAGCAGCAGATTCCGCAGCCAATTGTTCAGGGGTTTTCGGGTCGGTCATTTCAATATCTCCTAGTGGTTGGGTGAAAACAAAGTGCGAAGTAAATGTAGCACGTATCAAACTAGAGCACAAGCCTTGTGCGGTGTTGATACCAACGTGCCGCTTGTGTGCGCACAGTGCTGATATTAAGACCTTGAGGAACAAGCTGATCTACAGCCTTTTTTCTGATATTGTCCAACGTGTTTTTGTCTGCGCTGAACCCAGATTCTTTCCACAAAGTCGCGCAGTACATGAAAATGGTGTGCGTTGATGTGCCTGCTTTTGGCATACTAAAGTCACTGCTTTCTCGCACGGCAAAGCTAGCTGGTGTACTGCTAGCTGCTACGGGTGCAGCTAGCTTATTTGCGTGCATGGCAACGCTTTGCCGTGCGTCCTCTGCGCATTGCAATGCAGCTAGTTCCGCAAGCCCTTCCGCTAGTCGGGGAACAGTGGAACCTCGGACGTAAAGGTAACGTCTGCTATCACCTTCTGAGATATAACGCCATTGAAGATCAACTTCAAAAGCGTTCACGACATATTCAGGAAAACTTTTCACAAGATCATGAACGATCTTGCACAACGAATCTTTTGAGTAGAGATTTGTGACATCGGGACCATTGCTGTTCTTGATAAGAAGCTTAAGTTCCAGATCAGTCAAATGGTTGAAATCCATTGGAGCATCCGCATAACATATCATGATATGTATATGCGGGCACTCGATATCACCTAGCTTGTTGAGAGCACTGTGATCTTGCATCTTTCGAAGAAACATCATGTGCTCTTTGTCGATGAGCACGTTCATAACTAAGCCCTCCTCGTCGCGACGTACATGTGAAATTCTTCTTCCTTGCGATTCCATGCTACGCTGGCAACAGTAAATACAGGGATGCCTTGGAAGTAACCGTCAATCAAATCTGATACTTGACAGTCCATTGCCAATTGCATATATGACTTATGATCAAGATAGATAGAGGTGAGTAGAACTGGATAGCCGTCACAACCAATGTGCGCAGCTGACATCGCTTTGATGAGTTCGGTTCGGATTGACATGGCATCAATCCAGTGCACGACCAGTGATACCATGGAATACACGCCAGCGCGCGTATTGGGTTCTTGCTGTGTATTGATTGATGCCGACTGCAAGTGAGGCTTTCACAACTTGTGACAGACTAGGCTTGACGCTAACATTTCCGATGTTTGAAAGTCCTGTGGCAATCTCCCAAACATGCGCGCAAATTGTACCAGCAGATGGACGTTTCACTCCGTTCAATTCAGGACGATTTTTTTCGATCTTAGAAACGACGATGGTTTGTGCTGGCAATGACGTATCAATGATTTTAGGCGCTGTTAATTGAGAGAAAGCAAACGCGCTAAATGCATCATGTACAGGGGCAGGTTCATTTTCTACTACTTCTTCTTTTTTGATTGCTGGTTTTGGTTCTTCTTTAGTTTTTTTCACCGAAGTAGGTGTTTCTGGAAACTTTGGCTTGAACGCGACAACAGGTTTGGTATTTACAGGGCCATCTGTGTCGGAGAAGAAACCCCACTTGCCGTCAACTTTGTCAAGATAAGTTTCGACATCGTTTTTCAACAATTTGAACTTGCGGACGAACCCACGCTTGGCTGTTGATTTATCCCCATAAGGGGTAAACGTGTATTCCACATTGATCTCCTGATTAGGACAGTGAACCGTTCACTACCCATACGTTTACTTTACAGGCGTAAACAACACAAGTCAATGTCATGCAACAATTATTTAATGGGGATAAACCCTCGAACCCTAAAAAGGAATGTCATCATCCATTATGCCTTGCATCTGGCGCGCTCTTGCCCTCTGCTCGTCTATCTTACGTTCACGTGCTTTTCGTTGCTCTTCTTGAAGTCTGATATTTTCTTCTTCATCCCATGTACGTTTAGGCAGATTTGCAGGAATGTTCTTCCAAGGTACGCCAACAGCGGGTGCAACAGGCAGAGAGATAGGAACAGGTTTCAGATTGGATGGTTGCCTATTGAAGTTTGTTCCATCAAAGCAATGGGACAAAATTTCAGGATATTGTTTATTTGTCCAGACTTTAATGTGTGTAGCTGGTGGTAGCATGTTAACGATCTGCAGGGCTTCATCTACAGTATTTGGCATCGGTATCTGTCGTGTTCTTTGATTCCACCAACGCTGTGCTATGCCACGAGCGGCGCCTACTGTCTCAATAGGTACAAACTCATTGAACATTCTCAACCCGCAAAAATAACTGAGCTTGATGCTAGCCGTACCCGATCCTTTTTTAAGGTGCTTGCTGTAAGTTATTGAATCAACAGTGAAGAACTCTTCAACAGGTTGGTCTTGCTTAATCAGCTGTGCTGTGTCTGCATGATCTTTGATCTTAACAGACATGATAAACTCTGAACCACACAAAAAACAGAATCTAGCGCTTGCGTGGTTCCATGTAGCACAACTCATGCACAGTTTTACTGGCGCAGTACCACCCCCTTTATCTCCCTTCTTTCGTGGAATAACAGGATCGTTGATTGGGCCAAGTCGTTTCGTATTACCTGCAAAATCCAAAACCAAACAATTCTGCTTAGGGCCAGCTGCAATAGATGCAAGCCTACCTTCGACACTGCTTAAGTCGAACCCATCTGCATAAACAGGCCTAGTACCACGACCCAGCATCTGAACCCACAAAACAGGCGAAGCAGTAGGACGCAGCATGACGATGCAATCCAACCCTGGGTGATCGAAACCTGTGGTCAGTACATTATTGTTGGCCACAGCTTTGAGTCTGCCTGCTTTGTACTCAACTAGAATCTCATCACGTTCTTTGTCGGGCATCTTAGAGTGCACTGCTTTACAGGGTATGCCCATGAAAGTAAGCATTTCTGCTATATGTATCGCATGTTCTACGCCAGCAGCAAAAATCAACCAACTATTACGGTCGTGTCCTAATTCCATTGCCTCTTTTAGAGCAGCGTGTGTGATTTCTGCTTTGTCAACTGCCAACTGGAGTTCGTTTTGCTTGAACTCTCCGCCGTGTATGTGCACATTTGAAGTATCGAGCAATGAACTAGGATTCTTAGGAACCAGCGGCGACAAGTAGCCTTCTGAAATCAACCTATTGAACTCGTTAAGGCCTGTTATGTCAAAACAAATATCGGTGAAGATGTGTCCATCTTGTGTGATACGTCCATGGCCTAGACGCCAAGGAGTTGCAGTCAACCCAATCACTTTCATGTTCGGGTTGATTGTCAACAGAGCGTTGATGACTTTTCGGTAAGTTGTTTCTTCTGACGGGCTTACCAGATGAGCTTCATCGATGATAAACAAGTCAATCTTACCGAATTCAGTAGCACGTTTTGCTATGGAAGCAATTCCAGCAAAGATGATATTATTGTGCTTGTCTCTTTGCCCGAGACCTGAACTGTATATGCCCGCTGGAGCTTGCGGCCATATTGCCATCAACTTATCGTAGTTCTGTTGAATTAGTTCTTTGACGTGTGTCGCAATGATAACTTTTTGTCCAGGGTATTGGAAAACATATTGCAAGAATCCAGCGATTACGATACTCTTGCCTGTGCCCGTGGGCATAGCAATAAGAGGATTCCCAGCTTTGCGCTGAAAGTACCGAGGCAGACTTAAAATTGCCTCCTGTTGATAATCACGATATACAATCATGGTTACATTGTTTTGTTCTTTTCATAGAACTCGCAGGCGACTAACTGTGTTTCTTTAGACAGTATTCCAAGAGTGTCACCTGTTTTCGTTGAACGCAAAGAATTACCACAGCGCCAAGTGCCGTCTTCGATATTAGGTTCGCTATAGGCACAAGTTCTGCAATTGACTTCGACAGATTTTGCACCTTTACAGACTCCGAAATGATCACAAAACTTGCAGCCGTACCACCCTACAGACTTGTTAATCATAGGTGGCGCTTCTTGTGCGATTATGATGGTACGAGCACGCTCGGTAAACTTGTCCGCCGTACCTGAATCAAGCGAGACGAGCTCGGCATAGATGTGGTCATTGTCTTTATTGATTGCAAAGTACACAGCTACAGCGAGCCCCATAGCTCGCATATAAGATTGCATCTGGATCCAATGCTCGAACTTAGCTTCACGAACACCGACGCCATCGAATGTAGATACAGGACCTAAACCTAAAAGTCCGTCATTGTATTTGCCCCAATTTTTGCCAGCAAGTTTAGTAAATGAGTTATTATTATGAGTTTTGAATTCAGTCAGTGCGGCTTGCCCCGACGCTAAATCGGGAATACCAACTGCGACGCCATCTCCGCTTCCACCGTAGTGTCCTCCAAAATAAGATATTCGAAATTGTTTTCCTTCTGCGTCTTGTTGATAGACTTGAACACCAATTGTGAGCATAAGGGAAATGAATCGCCCTTCTTCAAGGTGCCCACGGTTGAATAGACGTAACATCCTACCATCATAATGGGATTTAGTGGCCCAACGGTGTGAATACCAGATTGCTCGGCCACAATCCTTGCCGATACCGGAAGCACCTAGATGATTGCGAAAACCTTCGTCTTCACCGCGATAGGCATCGTTGATATGGGGAAGGACTCTTTGGAGATGCTGGCGATAAGTTGCGCCTTGATCTTGTGCCACTGCTTGATGAAAGGCTTGCAGGGTTTTGATAGCTAAGTGCAATTGCATCTTGATTCCAATAAGATGGCCCCTTACGGGGGCTAGTCGCCAGAGCTGTAACTCTCTGGGGACAGTCCGCAGACTGTGGATCAAGCAGGACAATCGCCCTGCAATCACTGGGCAGGCGGTGTCTGCATCCAAGGAGGAATGGCAACACCTTGTTGCGGTTGTGCAACAGGAGGCGGCGTCCATTGCGGCGGTCCTGGAGGAGGCACTGCCGGTGCTTGTTGCGCTGGCTGTTGAGGTGCTGGGGCAGGCGCAGCCCAGGGTTGGGCAGGCGCTCCTGGAGGCGGCGTCCACTGCGGCGGGGTAGCTTGCACAGGCAGAGCCACTTGTGCTTGTGCCGGGGGTTGCCAACCTGTTGGCGGGCCCGGGGGTTGCATAGGTTGTTGTGGTGGCATCTGAACAGGCATCTGCGGTGGCGCCCATCCTTGCACAGGAGGAGGCATGACAGGCGGTGCTGTGAAAGTAGGCGCAGTCGGTGCTGTTGCAACTTGCTCATTGATGTTTTTGAACGCCGTGATGTCATTACCAGCTTCATACGTGCCTTCAGCAGCGCGCACTTTGACACGTACTTTCAACGGACGCCCATGAAGTTCACTGGAATCCCCGCATTGCAAGTGTCCGACAGCGTGCATCACCGCACTGAGTTGCTTATAAGCGATGTCAACAGCTTGTGCATTCTGATTGCGCAAGTTGAAGCGATGAAACAACTTACGGCCCTTGTGTTGCCCATCTAAAACGTCGAATACACACTCGAGATAAGAAGAGTCAACACCTTCTTTTGTCGGCTTGTTTTCCGACTTCGTCATCGCGACGTTGTACCAGCCAGAGGGCAATGGGTCACCCCTACCTGGGTCTGGTGTGACATTGCTTGCGTCAAAATTAATCTGGGCCATCTTACTTTTCTCCTGAATAGGGCGTTAAAGCGGTGCCCGAATTACCGCGTAAAAACATCGATGCCTGTAACGCTATAAAGCGCGTGGGCAAGATTGTTCCATCCATTTGCAGGCGGAGCAGGAATAGGAATTTCTCCCATCATTCCGAAACGATTGCCTGCAAGATAAGAAGGTGTTCGGCTTACGCCAATGACACGTCCTTTGTTCTGTGACGTTGCACGAGCCATAGACTTGTCGTTTGCTTGGCTGATAAAAATAGGCTCATGAAGAAAGCCAACAACGTCGGCCCATTGTGTAATCATTTCACGCTTGCCGTATGTCTTTTGATTTTTTGGTGAATGCAACAAAAGATCCCAACTGTCGTATTCCCCTGCAGTAGGATCGATCACCTTGGAGGCAAACACATGGCATGTCATAACAATGTTAAGTCCACCATAGACAGCGAGCTCATCAAGCTGTTGAAGTAACCCGCTGAAGTAATCGTTTGCGAAGTTGTATGCCTTGCCGTATCCTCCGTGAGCGGAGTCCATGGTAACAGACTTCTTTGGAGAGTTTGGTTTGAACAACGGGTCCTGGCGCAGAACGTAATCGTGTATATGCCGCTCAATTGCTGTTGTGCTATCAAATACAAGCGACTTGAAAGGAAACTGCCCAGCTTGCACCATAGCTTTGATTTCAGCTAAAAGCTGATTGAGCTTTTCCCATGTGTCAATCATTGGCGTCTTCGCAGTTACGATACCTGCATAGCCAACTTCAAGCGGAATTAACAATGAACCTGGAGCAGCCGACGCCATTGTCGTCTTGCCCATCTTTTCTTGACCGGCGATGATGAAGCGGATACCTGACCGGCTTGCACCAGTAGAAATTGCGCTGAGAATGCTCATGATGTCCTTAGTTGCTTGTATTGTTGCACAATCACTCGCAGGTGTCTATGGCATCACGCCAGAATTTCCATTGTGGAAAACGGGGTTTATCTTTCATTCCTTTCGGAAAGTGTTTAAATGTAAAAACTTTTCCAGGCGCTTCATTGCGATAGAACCATTCGTGTCTTCGCGTTTGAATATCCATATTACCTGGGGCGACATGAACAATCTGCCCAGCACTCAGTCCATTTTCTGTCTTCAGAATTTTCGCAACGATAGTGCCAACTTGAGAGTTGGGAACCATGTTTTCTTGATGGCTTGTTCTAAACGTCTTGCCAAGTTCGTTAATTTGTGCTTCGTTATCATTTTGATTGCCTTCAAGGTATTCGATAACTTCAGCTTCCTGGTCAACAAAATCTTTGATACGCAGTAATCCACCTTCTTTTGGAGTGCTACGTCCTTGCTTGTGGATTCCGTCGGGATCACGAATGATTATTCCTTCGTAACCTGCGCCTAACCACATGTCTTTGATTTCCAGTAACTGCCATATATTACGGCATTCAAGTACAGGAACGATTCTAAGATAGGCAACTGCTTCGCACCTCTGAGTCAATTGAAGGTCTGCTATTCTTGACTCAAGGGCTTTGTAGCGTTCCCGATAAGGTTTTTGCGTTGCTGGTATGATGTAGTCAAACAACCACCAGAGGGTAAAAGGTTTGCCGTCGATCGTTGATAACTTACTAGAAGTTATACGGCAGAGGTCGGGATGCGTTTCGCGATCAGCTGCCAGTTCACCATCAAATCCAGCTAAACAAGGCTGACTGAAGAGTTCAGTAGTGTATAAGTTCCTGTGAGGTTTTAGGCTGCGTCCTGTCAGCTTACCATGCATATTTAATCCACGCACACCGTCGATTTTTGGTTGAAGCCAATTCGGAAAACGAACTTTATCTTCAACCCAGTCGTGGGCAAGCATTGGTTTCATCGCGTTAGAATTCTTGATGTTTCTTGTAGCTCAGTTTTGCCGTTCGCTGCATTTGTTACAGCGCAGATGAAGGTTTCTATTGCAAACCTTATTGGATCTTTTTCAGGCAAGCTGTTGCACTGTACTTGAAACTGTGCCATCATAATTTTGATAACTTGAAGACGATTGTTTGCAATGGTAAGCCGTTTGTTGGCTTCGGCTGCTTGATGCAGTGCAATTTGAGTTTGGACACTGCGCATTATTTAGCCTTGCTTAGACTGTTCAAAAGACAGACGCGCAGCATTGGCTGGATCGATGTCGTCTGCATCGAACGGGCGCAAATCACGCTCAATTACTTCACCCGCTTCATTGAAAGTAAAGTCTTCCGAGCGCCGAGTTGGGCCTGCAATATTTCGCAGTGTGACAGACCCGTGGTCAAGTACTCTAAGTGTGCTCATATTAATCTTTCGGAAGGATAATATCAAGTGCAAAAGACCCCGGCTTGATTTCTAGAATGCTATCGAAGATAGTCATCTGCTCAGCAGTCAGCGTACGGTATTCAGTGATTGAAAGTTTCGGATCCCATTCAACTAGCTTATCCACGCTGATTTTAAGAAAGTCCGTTACTTTTGTTTCATCGGGTACACCTTGCGTAGTGACGCCTAGACTTTCAAGATAAGCGCGCATATCAGCTACTGTCCAAGCTTTCAATGCAGCAAGCTTACCCTCGTCGACTTTGCGAGTAATAGGGTACTTACCCACGATTTTTGTGCCATCTGGCAACTGTGCGTTGTTGGTGCCTTCCCCCGGAGCAGGAAAGAAATGTTTGAACACACGTTGGCGTAAAAGCATCTCACTTGCTTTGATTTTCGCAAGTTGTGCTGCCTTGTCCCGCCACTCTTGCACATCTTCAACGCAAAGTTGATCGGGTGCAACGAATTGCGGATTCAGCAATTGTTGGTGATGGTTCCATTCGTTCCATTGCCGTCGTGTGGGTAGCGGGCTGGCTTCCGCTACGGGTTTGCGTGCTGCCATGCTGTTATTCCTGTGCGGGATACTTTTCCCCGCATTGGTTTGCTGTTTGATCGTATGGAGGCAAGCCAAGCGCGTGCTTTTCGAGCATATCGCGATATTCTTTGACTTGTTTTTTGATGCGCTCCTTAATTTTATTTTCGTGTTCTTGATAGATAGCACGTTGTGAAGCCATATCGTTGACAATGGGCACAGATTCTGTCATTACGGGTGCGACTGCGACTTGAGGCGCCTGCATACTCATAAACTTACGTTCGATAGCAGGTTTTGGTTCTTCGTAGAATACAGGCGTGTGATAGCCTACCGCCTTCAAAAATTTGCCCTTAGGATATTCTCCTTCGCCTTGATCTTTAGCAGACTTCAAGCAGACATAGGGAAAGTCACCTTCTACGTAATACTCGATGCCTTTTTTGCTATAATAGGCTTCAGTATCGCGAAGATGTTCGTAGCTTGTGCAGAATCGAGAATACAATGCATCGATGACTGAGTGCATGTCACGGTCAGCATCGTAACCCATGAAATGATAAGCTCCATCTGCGAATACTTTGATGTCACAGAGAGCATCGCGGATCAATTCAACTGAGTTGGGTGGAATTGCAGCGATATCTTGAGTATCATATGTGATCGTTGCTTGAATTCCGAATGCAGACAGGAGTTCTTTGAACTCCTGCCCTATATTTTTACACTGACGCAACAAACGTGGAGCGTCAATGAAATGAGGATTGCCTTTAGAATTGCTGAACTTTTCATTCATCTGGCAAACACGTTGGAAGACTGACATTTCATTCATTTTTTGATCCTTGTTGAGTTAAGGGTGGGATCAATGCCCACCCCACTTGAGTTAAAAGATCAAGCTAACCGTAATCCATCTTTCCCGCGTGTTGCGGTTGCATGGAATACGTGCTGCGTTCACGCTGATCTGCAGGCCCTGCTCGCCTATCAACAAATTCCGTCGTGTTGAGATCAGTTTTGCGGTTACCACCACGCACGGTGGGAAATCTTACTTGAAATAAACGCGGTTCCGAAAGCTCGGACGCCGGCATTCTATCAAATAAGGACGAACAAAACATGCGTTTAGTTTAGCACGTATCTTTACTTGTGTGCGCTGAAATCTGGCAACTCCACTATTCGATAAGATCTGCTGGTTGACCCATAGGTGTCAAATAGTTTTGCTTTGTCGACTTCCATGATGTAGCCGCTATCACAAAGGCTGCGAAGAGCTTCATCTAAAGATTTAGTAGCCCCATTACGTGCGTTCATGAATGTGCTAAGGCGGGCTGTGCGAATCTGAAGGTAAGAACGGGTGACGATGCCTGCCTCGCGCATACCTTCAGGTATCTTATACCCCAATCCTTGCGGTGTAGCTAGATAGTCACGCATAAGCATGATTAGTTTACGTTCACGAACACCGTCACCCATTCCTATATCACCAGACTCAACTCGACGCTGCATAATCTTAATGTCTCTACGTATTACATCAAGCGCCCAGCGAGTATGCGTTTCGTTGATTACAGGTGTAATAGGATTATCCCCCACAGCAAGAAGCGCGGCAATGCGCATCATTTTTAGCTGAGCACGGTTCCACATCTGTCGCCATGCTTCATCTTGCGTGCTGTTGATTTCTTTGTCACACTCTGCATCGAAATCAATCATCAACTTTGCAGCGGCTTCATCTCTACTCACCCCGACGGGCGGGGCACGGTTGCCCATAAGTGTCTTAGACTGAATCATTATTTCAATGCACTGCTCAACCAACTCTGGCTCAGGCACCAGTTGTGTGTGGTTATTAGCAGGAGGTCTTTCTCCTGCATACTCTATGATAGTGAAGCGGGATAAGAATCCGTCTTCCATCATTGATTCAGTAAGCGAGTCATAAAAAGTTCCGGGTGTAGTTTCACCTATCATGCTGTAGGCAAC